GTGGGGAAGTGTCCGGTTTCCTATCAAACGGCTGGCCTGCCGTGTGCTCCCGGAAGGGCGAGGAGCAAAATAATAAAACCTGTGATCACACAGCCATTGTGAACAACAGGGGTAGGTGCCCAACTGGTTAGACCTACCAACCCCCCAGACAGTCTCAAAAGAGTGCCTGGGATCCAAAAAGAACAAACAAAAACCAATAACGAAAACAATAAAGTGAAAATAAAATTAATTAGTGAAAATAATAATTTTTAAATTTTTAATTTTTTCAAATTTTTATATTTTTAATTTTTCAAATTTTTATGAATTTTAAAATTTTTCGTTGTTTTTGTACATTTTAAATTTTTCATTGGTTTATGTTTACACGGTTTTTCCTACTGAACTTGTAATTTAAAAATAATATACAACAGTTCTAAGACAAATAAAAATAGTAAAAACAAAGTTTTCTTAGTTTGCCCTTGGAAATTAAATTTTCGAAATAAATTAACCGTAATTCTTCCCACTCTTCATAATAAAGTTCCCATTGATAACTGCATCAGCTGCCAGTGCTGCTTTCCCAAGCCCGCTGACCACCGGATGTCCAAATGAAGACAGTGCAGAAAATATGGGTACAATGCCAGATCGGTACTTATTATAAGTGGACTTAACACTTCCAGCCATGCTCCTAATAGCAGATAAAAAGGCGTCAACATGTGCTCCATTTTCTGTAAACACATCAACATCTCCAAGCATTCTTGTCGCTGCTCTCAAGTGGTCAATTCCAATTGCATGGTTAGATTGAATGGGCGTTTGGTTTAGTGTGGTATATTCAAAATGAACTGCACTAATGAGTGTGACATTGCAAGGTGTGGCTGCTCCTCCTATTCCTGGAATATTAGGACTAGGCGGCACTAACGAATACAAATTCATTCCTCTAGCATGGAAGACATCTTCGGGTGTTTTCCTACTAACAATGTAACTTCTCAAAGTTGTAGCCACTGTTCCATCCCCTAACAATTGGGTGTCATTGCACGTCCTAAACCCCCTAACTTGAGGTCTCAACCACCCATAAATTCCCTTTTCCAACGGTCCACTATACCGTGAATTGGTCAAACCCATCTCATTCCTAATGTCATTATCAGCTATACTATTCCACCAAGTTGCATTACTCGAAGGTGATACTGCATAGACCATTCCTCCTCTTGATAAAATTGGTGTGGAATTTTTGATGAGCATTGACCCTGCATTGGTCTGTTCCGATGCGAAAAAGGGGACTTTCGTTGAAGCAGAGAATAGTTGACTATTAATTAAATGTTTGGAAAAACACGTCATCCTAGAATCATAATCTACAGAAAGAGAGAAATTTTCCAAATCAAGGTCGGTCGTGGATGGTGTTAATAAGTACAGTGCTCCCACAATTGAAAAGTGATAGTAACCTGACGTTGGTATCCTGCACACAGCAACAAATTGTGGACCGGTTCCCAATGCAAAGCTGCAAGTCATAGAACTCACCTCCTCATCAGCGGAACCTCCAACTCTTGTAGCAAGCAAAGACAAAGTGGATTCGTTTCCATTCAATGTAGAACCACCCAAACTTTGATTATTTACCAACTGAACTGGTGAACTAGTGTTGAATAAGGCGTAAACTATAGTGGCAGTTTGTACTGTTCCTCCATCTCCTATCGAATCTATCCAAACACACCGTTTCCCAGCATAATCTACAGCAACCATCTTAGGTCCCAAGCATTCAATCGGTCCAGATGAGTAAGGCCAGTCATCAAAATATAAGTCCATAGGTTCCCCACCATTTACTTTCCGTTCAACCGATACAGCAGCAGCTCCACCAGGCAAAGCCACTTGCATATTTGAAATCCTAAATTTACCAGGTGACACTTGGTTTGCGTTCATGAAACTACGAACGAGATACCTTGGCTGAATCGCCAAAGCGGCTATTGGCTTAGCACTAGGGACAATTCCCCAAACTTTAGCATCCAAAATTGAAACCACATTAACTTGTTTGTCCAAATCAGGCCACACAGGTCTCCCACCTGGTAATAGTCCACAAACTAAGTTTTGAGCAACCAACTCAGAAACATTCAAATCATAATAGTTAAAATGTTTTGCAACAGCAGAGGTCATGGCATATGAATCTCCAGCATCCGCCCTCAACCTAAGGGGAGATGCCTCATAAGGCAATAGGGTACTTAAAGCCACTGACCTAGCTTCCTTTGAATATCCTCCTGGTAACGACATGGCCCTAGATCTCATTGGAGCTGCTCCTCTTGACATGGCAACCCTCATTCGCTGAGCCCCTGTCGGCTGCCTGTTACCACGTTTCTGTTTTGTCGAAACCACAACCTTCACTTTAGACTTCGGTCTTTTCTGTCCACCTTTGGAACCACCTTTAACTTTAACAGTTATTTTAGGGTTCGGATTACGGCTGTTAGATCTAGATCTTCTTCCCATTAAATGTAAAACAAATGAGTGTCTATTGATTTTTCTCTCGGGCCAGATCATCAGCGATATTTTAAAACTAAAACAATGTTTTCAAAATTATAAATAAATAAATAACATAACAACAATCAATAACTTTTATTTACAATACGGAATTCAAATCAAATTAGGTTCCCGTATCCATCGAGATCATGCGTTCCAAGGCACGATCTCCAATCAAACCAACGGGAGACTCAACGTCCCCCAAAACGTCCAAAAACCTATAATAGTCCTCCAAACTTGCGCCATAAGTGTGATGTAACCAATGCTCCAAGTATTCATTGTCGAAAAACCATTTCTGTTGCCAAGATTCGACATCTACGAAATCTTCATCCATAAATTGCATCTTGTGCTTCACTGAATCCAATTCCAAAATGTTGTTGTCCCTCAAAAATCTATGGTCAGAAATTAATTCAAGCTGTTTTTTGGCAATGTCTGAAATGTAAGGTACAAAACTCGACATAATTAAAGTTGCAATGGACGTCTGATAAACCCATTTATACGGACTTGGTTGTTTGGATTCCGAAATCCCCATTTTATTCAACCTCCTCATCGTAGGGCCCCACTTGACAGATTTCCCACCAAACTCGTCAACCACTGGATATGGTCGCTGGGCCAAGAAAACCATATTCTCCGGTGACATGTGCAACTTCATGTCCCGGGCCTCAAAGCCAAACAAGGCCACCTTGTCCCCAACCAAGGTTGTCATATCAGGAAAATACTTATAAAGAGTCAAACTATCATCACCTAAAACTCCAATCCTGATTTCTTGTAGCGTTCTACGTACAGCATCCTCATCCAAATCTTCCAAGGTATCCACGTTTTGCTCCGCCATACAGTAGGAGGCAACCTGAACTAGCCCGTTAACCAAGGCATTCATGAGTGCCGTATCACTTCGGCCACTCGCATTCATGATGGCTGCGCTAACACACAATCCTGACCTGAATCTTCCACATGGCCGCATCCAACCTTGCCAAACATGATTCACCACTGAATTGCTTAAATCCCAACCCCAATATTTATAAACTTGTGCCAGAAACTCAAAACATTCCAGGCTATAAGTACAGTCGAACTTTGAGAAGTCATTCTCTATTGCGACTTCAAATTGGGGTTTAAACATTTTGTAGCTAGAAACAACATCATGGAGCCAATTCTCTGCTCCTCCTGGTGGCAACCCTCCAAAATACGTAATTGTGAACTTCTCCCCCCATAACGAATGTAGCCGCTCGGTTAGTGCCTTCGTGAAAGGTCCCATGACAATTTGCGTCCACCCATCAGGATTACATATGACCCTGGGATTCGCTGATGCTCGATTTCCATCCATTGAGCATGTGTGAGGTGAAAGTTCTCGTTTTAGGAAAAAGGAAAAAGTAACTCTTGGCAAAACCTCTCCACCCAAACCATCCTTTCTGTTTTCTTTATAATCCAGATTAAGAGACAACAAATTCCTAAAATAGCCTGCCTTTTTCCTTGCTTCGAATCCTTGGAACCAATACCTACCAAGATACAATCGATCGTGACCCTCTTTCCAATCGTCTAGTTGAAAAACCGTCAAATTCAACCAATCTACATTTTTCTTTATTCGGATTAAATGATCCCCCAAATTCTTTTCGTTGCTAACTTTGGTTTGAATTAAAGACTCCGCCAACCATCCTTCTCTAGTAAAGTTGTAGGGGAATAAGGGCATCGGCCGCAATATGGGCACTGCATCACCGATCAAATTGTATTTAACAGCAAATTCAAATAATCCCTCAAATATTCCTTGTTTTGGGCTGGTTTCGGGCTTAGCGAAGAGCCTCACTTTGATTGTATTCAATTCGGCTTGAATAGACTTTATGTTCAGGCATGTAGCTCTTCTTATTGCGGTCAAGCCATTAATCCATGACGGTGAAGAATTTTGTTCAATAGCTTTTGTTGTCCTCTTAGGGGACCTAAACCCAATAGACTTCCACGAGAACAGCTCCTCATTCTTCATTCCCTCCCTAAGGGGTTTTGGCTTGTATTTTGGCTCGGCACATAAAATTGGAGTAGGGTAAATTAAATCAGTAAATCCATATTTGACAACATAAGATAATCGAGAGGCACATTTTCGCCAATTCCCTTCATTCGTCTCCAAATGCTCTTTAATTCCAGGTACTGAAACGTCTAATCTCATCATATCATGGCATCTTGGACATATGGATTGGGGCCATTTGAATTTCAATGGTGGGTGTTGTTTACATACATTACACGTTATCTTAGAGTAATAAAGTCCTCCGGAAATAGATCTAGGAACGGGCTCCTTGACAGATTCTCCAAAACATCTCCCACCAATTTCGGAGCTTGAGTAGGCTATAAGAGTATCATAGACTAAACTTTTCGAAAGGCCATACTTTCCCACAACGCCGTCAATTATCAGATTTGCTAAGCTTTCATCTTGTCTCATTCTTGCTCTCCTCCAATCCTTGGCATTCCTCTCTTTCTTAGATTCAGTCCATTGTCCCCTAAACGTCCTCCCTCCAATAGCGTACTTGGAATATCTTTCACTATCAAACTCAACCATCACATCTGGAACTTCAATAACCTTAGTTCTGCCGGGGCACCGTTGGTACAGGTCTCCTTTACCCGGGGCTTTCGTAATCCCCCTATTTTGGTTGCCTTTCAATGGTATCAAGTTTATGTTAATCAAGCTTGCTTTCATTATTTCCCTTTCTTTCAACAAAGATAGAGTGTAGCGGGTAAACAATCGTCCGTTCCGGTTATACGAGGGCTTGCTCATCAAGTATTGACCTATGCTATCCTGGGCATTCTCATCAGTTTGTGCCATTAAATGTGTCATGACTGCAACAAAATCCTCACTCCACAAACCATTTGTAGGATTGTTTTGATTAATTAGCGGCGGTGCAAAGGCATAAGATCCTGTGGGTTCTATGCATTGGTCATTACATTTACATTCCTTAACTACATAATCACCCATAGGATTCGTTGGGGTCACGTTCAATTGAAAAGTGTGAAAGTGCGTCATCATGGATGTGCTTGTATCACTCACTAATGGGAGTTTCGATTTTGAAACTTGAATTGTCGGACTAAATCCGCTATAGACAGAAACCCCATTAACATCCCTAACCTCAATGGTGACACGCTCCCAACTATAATAATATCCATCTTTATAGCTCTCATAATATGGAAACCCAAAATTATTATTAGAACGAACAGTTGTGTCATTAGCGTCCATGTCCTTATCCCAAGCAATCACAACTGGCCTCATAGGGTCATTTCCAGAAAACCTAAACCACACATTCCAAGCCGTCATGGGATTTAGGGGTCCACAATTTTTGTATATCAACGCTTCACTTCCAAACGTATGTCCCTCCCTCCAAGGCACAACATGTCCAATCGGCAACCTGCCCTTCGATGGCGGCAAAAACCTGGAGAACTGTGGGGAAATAGCGGAATAAATTTCTCTGAATAGATAAATAGCATTGTTGTCCGCAATCTCAACGTCCCACATCAAGAATCTAAAAGAATGAGGCGATAATACCGAATTGTCAGCAATCGACGACACCATTGGCTTCAAATACGTTGACTCATATAGTTCATAAAACCCATTATCCTGGACTGTCCCTTTCTCTGTTTTAACAGAGAATTCTTTCCCTTGGTACCTAATCACGGCTCTAACCCAACTAGGATCAATTTTCCTCAATTTCAAATAACCAGTGCAGAATAGATACCCAATAATCAAAAATGTTATAAATTGCACAACTCCATAATAAATCATCTTCTTATCTTCGGACATAAATTCAAAAACATCCTCTAAGTAAGGCATCTCTTCGACTCCACGTAAAAACCCAGGCAAAAAGACACTCCATGAATTCGCTTCATTTTTAATATGGGGCAAAAAGTAATATCTCATGTCAAAAATGATCTTCCCAAGTAAAAATAACAAGTGTCCCACAAATCTATGAACAAATTTGTAGACACAAATGAACTGAGCAAGAAAAGGGAAAACCAAGACTCCTGGAGAAGCTGCAATTCCAAGTAATGTAGTCAATAATAGCCCTAGATTAGGGAGGGTGAACGATGAAACTCTCCAGAATTGAGAAAGGCAATCAGATATGCCAAAACTCAAATGATACATTGTTATAAACGATGATATTGTCGCCGTTAAGAGAAACCAAGTTCCCACAACTGCAATCAAATAGTGCATAATCCTTTTCGCCGAATATCGAATAACCCTGTTAGGAGCAGACAAATCAAACAACTCATTTCCTCCCTCTAGCCAACCATTGTCTGGGTGATCCAATCCATTAACATTGTGTTCATTTTCTTCCCAAGATTCTTCTTCTTTGCTTGAACAATCATCACAGACTTTAAGGATATAATTTTCTCTGACTAGGGTCTTTGTTTCCTTAGTAAAAACACATTGCCCATCCTCTCCAATTTTCCCAATGAGCTTGACCCTGCATAATTGACAGAAGAGGCTGGGATATAGCTTGGCCTTCTTAACTTCTTC